CGCTGACCGACGGGACGGTGAGCCTGTCGAGCGGCAGTGTCACCGGCACCTGGGCGGACCTGGGCACGGTGACCACCGTCGATGTGAACGGCGGCAGCCTGGACGGGGTGACCATCGGCGCGGCGGCCGCGCCGACGGTGACGGATCTCGGCAGTGTGGCCACCTGCGACATCAACGGCGGTGCCATCGACGGGGTGACCATCGGTGCGGCGGCCGCCGGCGCAATCACGGGCACGACCGTCACCGGCACCACGCTGACGGACGGGACGGTGAGCCTGTCGAGCGGCAGTGTCACCGGCACCTGGGCGGACCTGGGCACGGTGACCACCGTCGATGTGAACGGCGGCAGCCTGGACGGGGTGACCATCGGTGCGAACTCCGCCGGCGCAATCACGGGCACGACCGTTACCGGCAGCACGCTGACCGACGGCACGGCGAGTATTGCCTCCGGCGCGGTGACCGGGACGCTGGATCTGTCCGGCGCGACCGTCACCTACCGGGACATCAATGCCGGCGATGTGGCCACGGTGAGCGACAACCAGACGACCGCGGCGGTGGCGTGCACATTCGTGCTCAGCATCGACGGCGGTGCGGCCGCTGACGACGATATCACCGTGAGCGGGCGGTATCGGATCATCGACGCGTACGCGGTACATACCGGCGGCGCGGGCGAGGCCAACGATACACTGCAGGTGAAAAACGGCACCAATGCGGTGACCGATGCCATGGACTGGAGCGGCTCGGACAAAACCGTGGTGCGCGCCGGCGAAATCGACGATGCGGCGTACGTGATCGCCGACGGCGGGACGCTGCGGGTGACCACCGTCGACGATGACAGCGGTACCGACGTGGGCGCGGGGCTTGTGTTTGTCACCTGCGTGCCGGAGCCGACGCCGTAACGGAGCGCATTGGGCGTACGGACGGAGAGCGGATTCAGACAGCAGCGATTAGAAATGGAGGTCATACGACCATGAAACGGACTATTGACGACCAGGTCCGCCTGTTCTGCAATGAGGCAGAGGACGGCGGCGACGGAAACGGCGCACCGGCCGGCGACGGCACGGGCGACGGCAACGCGCAGGACCCCGGGCAGACGCTCGGGAATCAGGCCGGCGACGGTGAAGCGGCCGGCGACGGCGGCGAACAGGTCGCGCCCGAGGACGTGATGCTGTACGACGAGGCCGGGCGCCTGCTCGGCAACGGCCGGCCGGGCAGCGGCGAACAGGGCGACGGCATTGTGCTGGCCAACGCGAGCGTGGCGCTGGCCACCGCGCCGGTGCAGCGCCTGACAACCTACGTGAACGGCCTGCCGATCCAGCCGGTGGAGCAGCTCTCGAATTTCCTGGCGCCGCGGGTGGACGCGGGCCTGGTGTTCGACTACGAGGTCATGGACCAGGACAACCAGTTCGCCAAGATCGAGGACGACGTGGTCGGCCTGAACGGCCTGCCCGGCGTGGTGCACTGGGATCCGGATTCGACCACGCAGAAGCAGCTGCAGTTCCGCGGCGTGGAAACGCCGTACGACCACTCGGCACAGCAGCTGGATGCGAGCATCCCCGGCCGGAGCACGGCCCAGGGCGAGCAGCGGCGCGTACGCCGGCTGCGCGCGGCCATTGAACGCGGCCGCCTGGCACGCATCGTCAGTCTGATCGGGGACACGGGAAGCGCGAGCGACATCGACTTCTCGAGCGACAACGATCCGATCAGCGCAATCCAGGATGAAATCCACGACCTGCTCGCGACCTGCCCCGTGCCGAGGCAGTACGTGCGCATCCTGTTCGGCAGCTCGGGCTGGAAGACGCTCACGCAGCACGCGTACCTGACCGGCGGAGGTAATTTCGCCAGGCAGATGGTGACGCGGCAGCAGGTGGCGGATTTCCTGGAACTGCCCGCGGAGAACATCCAGGTATCCTACGTGCAGGCGGCCACGTCGAAGCAGGGCAAGACCGCGGCGAAAAGCGTGATGGTCGGCGGTACGACGGTCCTGTTTTTCGTCAGCGCGCCGAATGCGCAGGACGACGGCGATGCCTCGTTCGCGAAAACGTTCAGCATGCGGCTGAACGGGCAGTACATGTACGCCTACCGCAACACCACGCACCAGGCGCTCAACGTCTACAACGTGGGGCTGGCGTACTACGAGGCGACGGCGATCACCTACACCAACGGGCTGGTGCGGCGCACGGTCAGCACCACGTAGTCAGAGTAAGGAGGCGCAAGCGTGAGCAGTCTGTACGGCATCAGCGGCAGCGATCTGCACCCGGATCTGATCAGCGATCACGTGTACGACGCGCTCGTGCAGGACCCCGTGTCCGGCACGGACGTGGACGTGGACGATGTGATCGTGAAGGCGGAGCTGGAGCTGAACTCGTTTCTCGGCGGGACGCTGACCGAGTCTGCGAACATCGCACTCGCAAAGCCGCACGCCATGGCCGTTGCTGCCTACAGGCTGCACGCGCGCCGCGCCGCCAACGCGGATTACAAAATTCCGGACCAGGCGACCGCAGATTACAAGAGCGCGATCGACTGGGCGAAATCGAGCGGCCGGAAACTGCTCGCGGCCGAGGGCGCGGTGGATCCGGTCGGCACGGGCGGCGTGGAGTATTCCGCGCCGGCGGCAAAGTTCACGACAACGAAACTGGATTACCTGTAGTGAGGCGATTCGTGCGGAATCCGCAGCACAAAATCACGTCGCTCGCCGGCGCCTGCCAATGGCGTCAGGCGCTGCGCGGCGTGGATGAGCGCGCGGCGCTGGTCGCGACGAACGGGTGTTTCGATATCCTGCACCGCGGGCACGTGGAGACATTGTTCGCGGCACGGCGGCTGGGCGAGGCGCTGTGCGTGCTGGTCAACTCGGATGCGTCTGTGCAGGCGCTCAAAGGGCCGGGCCGGCCGCGAAACCGGGCGGCGGACCGGGCGTACGTGCTCGCGGCGCTGCGCTGCGTGGACTGCGTGGTCATTTTCGACGGGCTGCGCTGCGCCGACGGCCTGCGCAGCCTCGCCCCGGATATCTACGCGAAAAGCGAGGAGTACCGTGAGAAACAGGACCCGCTCGAGGCTGCGGCGCTGGACGCGTGCGGGGCGCGCGTCGAATGGCTGCCCATGATCGGCGACTACAGCAGCAGCAGCTATCTGGGGGGTGTCTGACATGGTGCGCGTCACCGTGCAAATGCAGGACGTGCTGGAGCTGCTCGACGATGTGCAGCGCGCCGGGCAAAACACGCGCCGGCCGATGCGCGATATCGCGACGCGCCTGCGCTCCGATATCCTGCTCAATTTCCGCACCGGCGGGACGTTTCCGCAGGCGTGGAAACGGTCGCAGCGCGTGGAGAAATACGGCGGACAGACGCTGGTGCACAAGGGCACGCTGCGTAACAGCATGCACGCGCGCTCAGCCGTGGACGAGGCGGCCGCGGGTACGGACGTGATCTACGGCGGCATTCACCAGTTCGGCGGGCTGTGCGGGCGCGGGCATGCGGTTGCCATGCCGGCCAGGCCGTTCCTGCCGGTGGACGAAAACGGCCGGCTGCGGCCGCGCACGGAGCGCTGGACCGCGGAGCGGTTGCTGAGACACCTGACAGACGACGGAGACGCGGCCTGATGAATCCATTCCGACAAATCCGCGAGGGCGTGCAGACGGCGCTGCTGGAGCTGCAGGCGGCCGATGGTATCCGCTGGGTGGATATCTACGACGGCGAGGACTGGCGCGACGACGAGTTCGAGCAGATCCGGCACCGCGTGGGGCTGTACGGCAGCGGGGTGTACGTGCGTATATTCCGGAGTCAGCTCGACGAGGACGCGCCCATGTCCACCGATCACCACGACGTGTATGTGCAGTGCCTGGTGGCCGCGGGCGTGGTGGCGGACAAGGCACGCGCCGGCGAGCAGGCCGAGGAAGTGGCCTGGATGTGCTACGCCGCGCTGCGCGGAACGAGCACGGGCGCGAGCTGCCTGCAGATCAACTGGCGGTTCCATGGCTACATCGTGGAGCACCAGAGCGGCAACTGCACGATCGTGAGCGTGATTCTGCGCAATGCGGTCGATTTCGGCTACTGGACGGAGTAACGCGAGCACGAGGAGAGCATACGATGCGTGAGTTCAAATGGTTCGAGGAGACGGAACCGGGGCTGCTGGAGCTGCAGCGCAGTGACGAGGCGTTTGTGCGCCGAATGCAGCGGGTGATGCCGCCGCTGGTGGCGCACTACGAGCGGCTGTTCGCGCGGCCGGAGCTGCAGGCGCTGCGCGAGAAATCGTACCGCATGGCCGTGGCGCTCGGCGGCGGCATGCCGATGTTTGAGGCGCACCTGAACGTGAGCCGGGTCAGGGTGATCGACCGGCAGGCGGAGCGGTACGAGACGCTCGCGGACCGATTCGGCGAGCTGCTGCCCGACGCGCCGAAAACGTACTGGACAACAGGCGATGCGCGCGAACTCGATGTGGCCGATCTGCCGAAAACGGCGGGGGTGCTGACGATGTGCCATTTCCTCGAGCACCTGGAGCTGGCCGAGGCCTCCGAGCTGCTGGCGGACCTGGGCGGGACGGATAAGGATGTGGTGCTCTACGGGCCGAATGCGGACACCGCAAACGACGATGAGTGGCCGCATTTTGACGCGCAGGGCCAACACCTGTGGCTGGCGGGCCTGGAATGGACCCGGGCCTGGGCGGAAAACTGCACCGGGCGCACGGCGCAGGTGGCGATCGCGCACGACCTGGACCTGCTCATCTGGCTGCCGAAGGAGTGAATGCGGAGTGCGCATCCTGACACCCATTGATTTCGGGCTGAAAATGGGCCGGGACGGAGAGGTCGCGGAGCTGCCGCCGGGCACGCGCCTGGTGTTCGGCGATCTGACCGCGCATGCCGTGGCCGGGCGCTGCGAGCAGCACGGGGGCACGGTGCGTATGTCGAGCGCGCGGAATTACACGCGGCCGTACGCAGGCCGGGCGGGGGCGGGCGAGACGCTGCTCTCCTGGCGCGCGTGCGGTATCGGCGACCAGATTGTCTGGGGCGGGTTGCTGGACATTGTGGCGGACCGGCATCCGGGGCTGCGGATCGTGCATTACTGCCATCCCGGCGCGGCCGCGGCGGTGTGGGACGGGCTGGAGCCGGAGAGTCTGCCGTTCGAGGTGCGGCATACGCCGATCCCGTGGCAGGACTGGGCCGCGGCGGATGTGCATCTGGTGGGCGAGGGGCTGAACGAGTCGGACTCGGAGCCGGACCAGCCGGATATCTGGACCGGGCACCTGCGCGCGGCCGGCATCGACCCTGCAGGAGTGCCGCAGGCCGCGCGCAAACCGCTGGTCTGCTGGTCGCAGGCAGACAGCGACGCTGCGGCGGGTGTGCTGGGCAGCGTGCTGCACGAGCCCGGGCAGCCGTACGTGGTATGGCAGCTCGCGGGCTCGACGCCGATCCGCAGCTATCCGCCGAACGAAACGCGCCGGGCGCTGGAGCTGCTCGCGGAGTGGGCCGGGGAGGATGTGGCCGTCATGGTCGCCTCCACGCCGGGCATTACGCGGCGCTACGGGCTCGACGCGATGGCTATACCGCACGTGGCCGTGTGCGACACGGTGCCGCTGCGCGCCTGGTGGCCGATCCTGGCCGGGGCGGATGCGCTGGTGTGCCCGGACTCGTGCTTCGGGCACGCGGCCGGCGCGCTCGGCACGCCGACCGTGTCGCTGTGGAGTTCGTTTCTGCCGGCCGACAGGGTCGGATCGTATCGCAGCCACCACCCGATGGTGGGGCGTATAGAATGCAGCCCGTGCCGAAAGCACGAGAAACCATGGCTGCCGCCCGGATGCCCGCGGCACGGCGGGGGGTATTGCCGGGGGCTGGCACGTATCGAGCCCGCCGAAATTGTCAGTAAACTGAAGGAGATCATCTGATGACTGTTCCATTCGCGGACATCACGGACCTGCTGAACCTGGAGACCACGTCGTTCGAATGCATCGAAGGCGCGTCGCCGCAGCGCAGCGGCGACACCGATGAACTCGACCAGGGCGACGGATCCTGGCTGCAGGCCGACACGCGCAAGACCGAAGTGGCCATGACGCACAAGTACCACGTGCTCGAAAAGGCCGCGGCCGAGGCGGACCATGCCAATTGCCCCGTGCGCGGACTGCACGCCGGCGTGGACGTGGACTCCACCGCCACCAACTACTGGATCGACGACGTGAACGTGGACAAGCCCGAGAAGGGGCACTGGTCCATGACCGTCCAGTTCCGGACGTGGGAAGACGTGGAGTCCAGCGTCGGTACCATGACGCGCAGCGATGCGGGCCTGAGCTAAATGGCGCAGGTGTCCGTAGCGGTGTCGGATACGGTGGCCTCGGCTCTCAATGAGATTGTTGAGAGCCGCGGCCTGCCGCTCTCCCCGGCGGAGCTGGCCGAGGCGGTGGAGATCAATGCCGCCGGCGAGCGCGCCATGGCCGGGATCGATACGCCGGGCGATCAGCGCGGCGTGTTGCCCGTGGCCGTGCCGTGCGGGTGCCTGGTGGTGCGTACGCCCACGATCGCGGCGCGGCTGAAACTGCAGGAGATGCAGGCCTGGCCGCGGCCGGAGGATGACTCCAGGGACACGCTGGTCGAGTACGTGACCGTGCTCACGGCATGGATCCTGGACGCGGGCCGGGATATCGACGAGCTGGCGCTGCTGCAGAAAAACACGGCGCAGGCGATTTACGCGGATACGCGCCGGCGCATGACCGCGACGCAGGCGGAGCTGAACGAGGCGGTCGGCGCCGTGGTGCGCGGGCTGTACCCGGTCGTGGACGTGCTCTACCATGAGGACGCCGAGCTGCAGCAGGATGCGGGCATTGACTGGGCCATGGTGCTGCTGGCGCTCGCGAACGAGGGCGGCAGCCCGGAGGAGTGGCTCACGGCATACGAACCGCACGCCTGGCACACCATGGGTGCGATGCGCCGGAGAAACGATGCGCGGAAACGCGCGCGCGACGAGGCGGCCGGCAACGCGGCCGCGCCGGGGCCGCACGATCCGCGGGTCCGGGCCTCGGCGGCCTGGCACGCGTTCGCGGAACGCCTGCAGGCACGCAGAAAATAGGATCGCCAAACCATGCCGCCACGCAGACAGGCCACCGCGGAAGTGATTCTGAAAGCGCGGAATGAGACGCGCGCCGCCACACGTGCGGCCGAGGCCGGGTTCCGCCGGTTTGCGGACGGTACGCTCGGGCACGTGGCGCGGATCTCGCGATCCGTGCTCAATCTGCGCAGCCTGGTGGCCGGCGCGGCCGGGGCCATGGCAGCCAAATCGCTGTTCGAGCCGGCAATCGATATCGAGCGCGCGGAGAGCGAGTTCGCGGTGCTGCTGGGCAGTGCGGAGGCCGCGCGCGAGCACCTGGACGAGCTGCTGGATTTCTCCGCGGCCACGCCGCTGCAGTTCGGAGACCTCCGGAACTACGCGCGCCAGCTCCTGGGCGCGGGCACGGCGGCCGAGGAGATAGTGCCCACACTGCGCATGCTCGGGGACGTGGCCGGCGGCGACAGTATGCGCCTGGCGCGGCTGGCGAACGCGTTCACGCGCGTGAAGGTGATCAAGCGCGCGTCCATGGATGAACTGCGCATGTTTCTCGAGGCAGGGGTGCCGGTGCTCGATGAGCTGCAGCGCAGTTTGGGGGTGTCTGCCGAGGAATTGACCAAGATGATCACCGCGGGGGAGGTCGGGTTCCCGCAGATGCAGGCGGCGTTGCGCGCCATGACCTCGGAGGGCGGGCGTTACTTCGGCATGCTCGAGAAAATGAGCCGGGACACCAAGGGGCGGTTGTCCACACTGCGCGACAACTGGCGGCTGCTGAGGCAGGACATCGGCGAGGGGGCGCTGCCCGCGCTGTCGCAGGCGGTGGAGGATTTGCTCGGCGACATCACGGCGCTGCGCGAATCGGGCGAGCTGGCCGAATGGGGCGCGGACCTGGGCGAGGCGCTGACCGAACTCTGGGACACGGCCCGGGATCTGGCCGGCTGGGTGAGGGAGAATCACGAGCTGCTCAGCACGCTCGGCATGACCTACGCCGGATATCGCATCCTCACCTCGCTCACCGCCGGGCTGCGCACGAGCGCGGCCGGGGTGCGCGCGCTGACCGCGGCAAGTGCGGAGTCCGCAGCAGCCCAGACGGCTGACGCCGCAGCAAAAGCCGTCAATACCGCGGCAACGCATACAAATACCACGGCAAAAGCACTTAGTACCGCCGCGACATGGGCGAATGTTCGGGCGGCAAAAGCGTTGACCGCGAGCTGGGCAGCGGCCAAAATTGCGGCGGTCGGTTTGTTGGGCGTGGGCATTCCCGCGGGGATAGCACTCATAGGCGCCGCGCTGTGGAAAATGCGGGGGCATGCGAAAGACGCGGCCGAAGCGTTGGAAGAGCTGGAACGACTTGGTGGGCGCAGCAGGGGGACGTACGCGGAGTACGCCAGGGAAATGAATTTGTTTGAGCAGTCACTGGTGAATGTCAGGGACAAGCTGCTCACGGTGTTTACCGGAGGCGAAACGGCAGGGTTGAAGCTGGAACTTGATGCGGCTGATCTGGATCAGGGATACGAAAAGTTGTACAAGTCTGCGTTGGCCCGTTTGGAAAAATTGCGCGAGGACGCGGTCGTTGCGGCAAAGGCCGGCAAAACAGAGGATGCGGAGCTGTGGAGGCGGCTTACGGGGCTTGAGTCGTTGGAAAAGCTGGACACCTCGAACCTGGCGGACAAGGAGGACGAGGTCAGGCAGATTCTCGATCGCTTCAGGAGCCTGAGCGGTGAGGGCAATGTGGATTTGGGCCTGCGCATCGCGATCGAGCGGGCTCGGGCCGGTGAGGATGTATCAGAGCTGGACGCCGCTGTCGAGGGGGCGATGCAGCAGTACGGCGACGTGTCGGCGTGGCTGAAGGGGGTGCGGGACAAGGCGATTTTGGCACGCGAAACGGGCGACGAGGCGGGCGTGGCGCTGTGGGAGGCGCTCACGGGGTTGCGCGAGATCCGGGAGCTGGAACCGCAGGAAATCGCGGGCATCGGCAGGACGGCCGGGGAGCTGGGCGAGGGGAACGTGGAACTGGGCCTGAAAATCCTGCAGAAAATGACCGCGGACGAGATCAAAGAGCGCGAGCGCCTGCAGCAGGAGCGCGCGGACGCGATGGAGCGCCTGGCGGAGCTGGACGCGGACGCGGCCGAGGACGCGTACCGGACCGCGCTGGAGGCGGAGGAGAAACTCGCGCGCGACCGGGCGCGCAGATTGCGCGAACAGGCGGCGGACGTGGGCCGGGCAGCGCGCGCAGCCGCCAATGAGGCGGAGGCGGCGTGGGAACGGCTGAAAATGCCGGTTGCGCAGCGCGAGCGTCTGGACGAGCAGGAGGCGCAGGACCGCGAGGCCGAAGAGCGGCTGCAGCGCGAACTGCGCAGGGCGAAGGAGAAGCAGGCGGAGCTGGACTGGCATCGGGAACGCGGGCTGCGCGGGTTTGGCGTGCCGCAGCTGACGGACCGGGAACAAGAGGTGTTAGAGGCGGATCGGATGCGCCAGGAGGCCGCGGCACAGCAGGCGCAGGAAAGGGATTTGCGGCAGCAGGCGAAAGCCGCGGACGCGCAGGCGGAACTGGAGCGAAACCACCTGCTCGACCACCAGGCGCGGCTCAGCGAAGAGCAGCTCCGCGAAGAACGCAGCCAGCTCGAGGAGCTGATCGGGATCCGGGCGGCGTTGGAAAAGCGCGGGGAGCCGGGGGAGCCGGTGACGGTGGAAACGTCGTTGGCAGATATCGATGAATGGGGCGCGAAACCGGTGCCTGCGGGTGCGGAAACCGCTGAGAAAAGCGAGCCCGAACCGCCGCCGGAGCGCGATGCGCTGGACATCGATCTTGGGCCGGTGGACGAAGAGCGCCGCAAACAGCAGATCGCGGAAAACGAGCGGCTGGGCCTGAATTGGGGGTCGCCGTTGCCGCCGGGCGGCCGCCGGGGCGGCGCAATGGAAGACGACTCCCTGGCTATCGATGTGGGCGCGCCGGAGCCGCCGGGGCAGACAGTGGACCGCGAAGTCCGCACCGTGGACGCGGGCGTGCCCGAACCGCCGCCGGGGCAGACAGTGGACCGCGAAGTCCGCACCGTGGACGCGGGCGTGCCCGAACCGCCGCCGGGGCAGACAGTGGACCGCGAAGTCCGCACGGCCATGCCCGGGACCGCCGCGCCGGTGCTGGACGGGACGCTGGGTGAGGTGCTGCGGGGTATGGCCGGCGCAGGCGCGCCACTCCCGGAGGTGATTGTGAGCCCAATGG